CCCACATTTTCGCTGTGACAATGCCAGCAGGGTTGGTGGGTGCGTCTTTGGGGATTGGGGCCAGCGCCAGGATTAGCGCCGCCACCAGCGCGCCTATTGCGCCCCCTTGGCCGCGTGTTGCATGGCGTGGTAGCGCAACCAACCCAAGCGGGTGATTTTGCAAACCATGACGTCCTCGCCAAGGCTCGAGCGACCTGTGCCGCACCGCTCAATCAGCTCAAGAGCGCGTAGTTCGCTGCACCGTTTCCACCAGCATGACCGCATAGACAGGCCAGCGTGTTGTGCCGCCATTTCGTCTGTAAGGCCGTCTGAGGCGCTTGGGTGGGCGTAGGTGTTCAGCAGTCGCCCTAGTTGGCTTTGGGCGCGTACACGGGCGTGTGACGCCGCTAGATGGCTTGTGTGTGGGTCTGATGCTCTGGCCGCTGGCGGTAGGGCGTCAAATAGGGTGGGCTGGCTCATGGGGCTGCCTTTCTGTTGTCGGGTGCTAACACCCTAACCAGATTTCAGCCGCCTGTGATGGCTTTTGTCCACCGTTCCGTTACGGCATCAGGGTGGTCAGCCGCGTACGGGGTGATTTCGACGTGGATTAGGCGCATGCCGACAGGCTCGATGGTGCGTTTCCGGTACACATCCCACGCTTGACGGTCACAACGCCACCCCCTGCCGTAGCGCCCTGTGGCGTAGTCGGCAATGTATTCAAGCCCTAACCAGTCGTTTTCGACCACGAAATCAATCATTGACATGGCTTGGGCGCGGCTGTTGGCTTCGCCGTCGTAGGTCAGGTCAAACGCTCGCCATGAACTGTGAACGCTGATGTCGCCAGGCTTGCCGCGTTTGTCGCGTAGCGCATAAATGCCAGCCAGTTGCAGGACGCCGCCGGTGAAATAGATCATGTTGTTGGCGAATACTCGAGCGCCGCCACGTTCGGGGCTGCGTGGTTGTGGGCAGTCTTTGGTGCCTGTGTATGGCCGTTTGGCGCCCATTAGTTGCTTGGGCGCAGGATGCGTAGGTCTTCCGTGCCGCTTGCCACGATGGCGTACACGGTTTCGTTGGCTGGGACAAACAATTCCTGTGGCACCGCGTTTTTTTGGGTTGCGCAACCGTTGGCGCTGGTGACGTCTGCGCCGCCTAGGTACACGGTGCCGTTGCCGGTCACATGGAAGTAGACGCTGCGGTTGGATTCGTCGGCTGGCACAACGATTTGGGCGGTGGTGGTGACGGTGTAGCTGCTGGAAATCATGGTTGGCCTTTCGTGCCGATAATGGGGGTTACTTGGTCGCCGCGTCGCGCGGCTATGCCGTTGCCAACTGCGTAGCCGACAATCATGGTGAACACGGGCATGCCGGTGGCGTTGTCAATGGCGCCGATGGCCATAAGGCCGCTGATAAGCACCAGGGCGACTAGGGCGATTAGGGCTTTAGATGGGTTAGCAAGCGTCATTTGCGATACCCATAAACGTAAATTTTGCAGTTGCTAAACGTTCTTGCGCCTTCGGCCAACAAGGTGAACGATGTGTATGTGCTTGAAGTCGCACGTACGCCGCCAAACCAACCTTGATATCCGCTACCGAAATAGGTGCCATGAATCCCCTTATGCGCCGATGTGCTGCGCACACCATTCACATCAAAACCCATGCCTGAATTGCCGCTCACATTTTCAGCAAGGCCAGTCCACAAAAACGCGCCGTTGTTGGTTCGATTTGCGCCGGTTGCACCGCCAGAAAATAAATCGTAATAACTAGTTCCGTAATAGGCGCTTGCGTCGGTGCCAAATTGAAATTGAATTCCGCCCGATGATGAAATTTGCGTATCCATAACGACAATGCGGTAGTTATCAAAGTCGTCACTAAATGCGTTTGTAATCGTTTTGCTGTTTCCGCTGGTAATTGTGTCGGTTTTCACTAACCACATGCCTACGGCGTTCATTTGGGCCGCGGTAAGAACCGCCCCTGCGCTAAATACTGGTGGCGTAGCCATACTGTCTCCTAACCGAGTCCTAGTGTATTCGTGTCCAAAATGCCAAACGCGGTGCTATCCAAAACTAATGGCACCCCAATAGCAGGGCTGAAATAAAACGTGTAGCGCGCCTGGTCAAGGTCTTGGCTGACCGTAAACCCCTCAAGAATGACGTTGTACGTCGTGCCGCGGAATGTGACCGTGACAAGGCTGCCAATGACAATGCTGGTGATTTGATTGCCCAATACGGTGTCAAGGTCAACGCTGCCAACAATTTGGCTGCTGGTGGACAAACGGTAAGGCCGCGTCGATGACTGGCTAAGGCTTGCCAAGTAAATGCCAGCGCAATCGGTGGCTTGCCCAGACAGCTGCAGGTTGCTGGTTGTGCTGTAGGTCGTGAACGGCGCTGATCCTGTGGTGGCGCTGTTGGGGCCGCTGCCGTTGTTGTATGCCACCGTTACTTCTGTGTAGTTGTTGTCAATGCTCGACAAGAATTCGATTTGGTCGTAGAAGTAAGTGTTTGTCGCTGACGACTGGCTGCCGGTGTCAGTGAAATTCAGGTAGTTGTTAGCTGAGTTGCTGCCGTTAGTTGCGAAATACAGCCCAGGGTTAGCCGTTGACATGCGTTCTTGCAGGTACCCAACGGTGCTAATCATCACGCTGTTGATGAAGTCAAGAAACAGGCCTGTGTACGTTTCGCCTTGCTGTTTTAACGTGGCGTCAATGCTTTGGTCTAGGTAGAACTGCGCGATGTTGGTGTTAAGGCTGGTGTTTAACGTGTTGATGCCGTTGGCCAATGGGCTGCCTGCCGTGATCGACACAGCTGACGCTCGAGCGCGACCCGCGGCAGATTTAGCCCACGACTCGGCTGTGACAACTACACGGTCAGCTGGTGCCGCGCCAGTGCCGCTGTTGTACGGGATGCCATAGGTGCGCTGTACGTCGGTCACAGGGCCGTAAAACGCTTGGTTAGATGCGCCGGTGACGGTCAATTTGACGAACGAGCCAATAGTGGGGGTGCTAAATGTTGACGAGGGAATCAGCTCTACTTGGCAGATGTCAGGCGTCCACCTGTCAGTGATTTTTTGCCGACCAATGCGCAAACTGGCGTTGATGACCTGGCTGGTCACATCGGTGCTGCCAAACGTAACCGTGTACTGGCCGGTGTAGGTCATGGCGCTGTGGTGCGGATAGGAATGTTGCCGTAACGGTTCATGTACCGGCGCAACGCTTGCACAACCGCCTCAGGGTCGCCACCGTTCACGTTGATAGTGACGTTACCCATGCCGCCCATGCGATCAAGCGGCACAACAGCCTCGGGGCCTGCTTCGCCAATTAGCGCCAACGTGGGGCCTGTAACCATGCCACCGTCAGCCATTTTGGGAATGTTCAGGCCGCCACTAGGCTTGCCCGCTTTGCTCGAGCTGCCGAAAAAGTTTTTGATTGCTGGCCCAAGGCCGCCAGGGATAAGCAAGCCTGCGCCGACATTTGCGATGCCGGTCAAGAATTTGAGCGCGCCCTCGGCTTTTTGGAATGCGGTGCCAAGACGGTCAAACGCCAGCGCCAACGCCACAATGCCAGCCGCGGCCAGCACATAAGGGTTAACAGCCATGGCAGCGTTTAGCGCAATTGTCGCAGCGGTAATGCCACCAATACCAAGCGCCACATTTTTAAGCAGCGCGGGATTTTCCATTGCCCAATTGGCAAAGGCTTGCAGCTGCGGTAGCGCCGCCTCAAGCACCGGCAGAAACGCGGCACCTAGGCTTTCTTTGGCTTCGCCAATGCTGATCGACAAGCGACGCATGCCACCGGCTGCGGTGTTGGCTGCTGTGTCGGCTGCGCCCTTAAAGTTGCCCTCAAGGATGCGCAACACGTCGCTGAAATCGCCGCCGTCTTTAATAAGCGTTTTGAGTTCCGGTGACAACGCGCCCAACGGCTTTAGGTTGCCTGCAAAACCTTTGGCCAATGCTTCGCTGACACTTGTGAGGTCTTTAGAGGTTGCCGCTGATACGTCAAGCGCAATGGCCAGCAGGTCTTGTGCCTCGTTCACTTCGCCGGTGGCGGTCACAATGCGCGCCAACGCGGGGCGCAGCTCATCGTCTGTCACGGCGGCTGCCATTGACGTTTTGCTAATAAACCGTTCAGTTGCGGCAATGGTGGCGTCGCTGGCTAATGCTGATGCGCGCAGCTGTCGAGCTAACAGGGCTTGCGCTTCGGCGTCGTCGGTGGCGGCTTTGATGCTGTCGCCAATAACGGCGGTCAAACCAGCCAGGGCGGCAGCAGCCGGAATAGCAGCCTTTTTGAGCGCAAATTGGGCTTTCTGGCCGGTGGTCTCAAGCTGCTTAAATTGCTTGACGGCTTTCTGAACGCCAGCGCCGTCAAACTCGCTAATGATGGGAATGGAAATAGCCATTAGCGCCCTAGTTCTTTCTCAACGATGCGTGATGCTTCCAACACTAGTTTCTTTATTTCTGATTGCACCCGCTGTTCATTTTTTTCCCATGCTGGCCAAATAACGCGGGTGGCTGGCCCCGCAAATGCTGACAGGCGGCGGCTAAAACTGGTTGACCCACGGCGGCCCACAGTCTCAAAAATGACGGTGCCTGGGTCGCTTTGTTGGATGCGGATGAGGGACACGGCTTTGCGGCTGGTGTCAATTTTGTATTTCACGCCACGTTGGGCGCGTCGCTGATCGTATGGAAATGCTTGGAAACGGTCTCCTGGGCGCCAGCCGCGCTTCATGCCTGATAACGGCATTTGCGGGTAGCTGCGCTTCATTTCGTCCACAACAGGCTTGACAACTTCTTTGACGTTGCGGTTAAACGCTTTTCGCAACTCGGGGTCAACTTTACGCAACCCAATAATGGCCTGTTTTGCGCCCACAATTTCGATTGACACGTTGGTTGTCATAGGCGCCGCCGTTGCTCTTTGACGACGACAGCCACCGTGGCTAGATCGTCGGTAGTGAATTCTACATTTGGCGGCCACCAGCCGGTGACTACTAGCAGCTCGGCTAGTTGTCGTCGGTAGGTGCCGCTTCGGTAGGGTTTTCGGCCTCTTGGTTAATGACGTCAACGCTGTTGACACGTTTAATGAAATCGTCAAACGCGGCTGGTACGACAATGTTGTGCGCTTTGCAAGCCTCGAAACCTAGGTATAGCAAATCTTCTACGCCTATGCCTTGTGCTAGGTCGCTGGCTTTGCGCCTGAATTTGCGTTCCCATTGGGTTATGACCCACAGGTTGGTGCTGACTTCGTGGCGACCATGGTCGCCCATGTCAAGCGCGATGGTGATTTTCATGCCGGGACTTCCTTTGTGGCTGTTGGCTTAAACGGTTGTATCAACGCTGTAAACGCCACCGACAAACGTGACGTCAATGGTGGACAGCTCACCCATGCTGGCGTTAATGACTGGCAGTTCGGATAACAGGCACCCCGTTAGAACGAAACCCGGATTCACGGCACTGTCCGGTGGGGCTGCTGGCTGTACGCGCACCGTGGTAGTGGTGCCGACAAGGCTGGCGAGCGTTGCGTAAGTTTCTGTGGCTGCGTAGCTCATGTATAGCGACAATGTGACCTCATGGTCGCCAAGGCCCGCAACGTACTTGCGCGACGTGTCACCGAACGCGGTGCTCTCGAGTTGCGAAAAACGGTGCGTGAATGTGGCGGCGGTGCATTGGTCGGACAGGTCAACGCTGTTGACCGTGACGACGGGGTTGGAAAGGTAGGTGCTGGTTGCCATGGTTAGTCCTTTTCGCTCTTAACTACTTTAGCCTTTTTTGGTTTGGGTGCGTCGGGTGTTTCGTCGGTTGCTCGCTCAATGAAACCGCCCTCGAGCAGCGCGTGGACATTGACAAACACTTCGGGTTCCCATAGGGCGCCTGGTGTACCAATGCGGGGGCTAATAATGCGGTATTTCATGCGGTTTGCGCCTGTAGTGAAATAGTTAGGTCATAACTAGGGTAGTCCTGCCCGCCAATGCTGGTGACGGATGGTTGCCCAGATTTGACGGCAACGTTTTTGGCTAGGACTAATGCCGCGATTTGCAGAATGTCACGCAAAGCGTCAAGGTTGCCCGGGCCGCTGCCAATGATTTTGACGGGGAAGTCCATGCGCACAATGTTGTAGTTCCATGCCTCAAATGATGGCGCGTCAATGAACACGCAGCTGGTGGTGATGTGACGGGGGTCTGTGGCGACGGGCAGGCCGCTGATGGTGGCCAGCGTGGTGCGCAGGTCGTCAATGGCCTCGTTAAACAGGTCGGTGTACGGCAACGGCATGTCAGGCCACTTGTGGGCGGTTGATGCCTAACAGCTGCA